AACCCGATGTAGTCAAGACGCATACCAATAAACTGGACGAGTACTTAGGCAATCGAGGCATAGCCGCAGGAGAAGTAATGACTGTGGCTGCGCCCACATCCTGTGGTAAATCAGCACTAGCTTTATATATAGCCCTCCAAGCAGTAACAAAGGATGCGCATCCTTGCGGGATATTCTCATTGGAGATGCCACAGAAACAACTTACCAAGAGGTTGACCCAAGTTATGTCAGGTGTAAACATTCGGAGCGTAGAAGAAAATGTAGCGACCGAAGAACAAATGACTAGGGTAAATGATACGATCAATACCCTATCGGATCTTCCAATCTTTACATCTCATTCCGTGAAGAACGCGGATGATCTATGCAGTCAAACTAGGCAGTTCGTTCACAAGCACGGAGTAAAACTTCTAGTCATTGACTACTTGCAGTTAATACCATTCGATGCAAGAAAGGGAAAGGCTGAGGGTATATCTAATATATCGCACAAGATTAAACAGATGGCCATTGATTTGAATATAGCTGTTATACTCCTAGCTCAAGTAAATCGAGAGGGAGTAAAGAGTGGTAAGCTCAAGCTGTATGACCTCAAGGATTCCGGGGACATCGAGAACGATGCCGACATAGTACTTCTAATGTACCCAACTGATGGGGACTTTGAGTCCTCGAAAGAGATTGACAACAAGGGTTCTTATACCAAGATGTACTACGAGATAGCCAAGAATCGAGAAGGCGAAAGAGATATAGGTGGTATGTTTAAATTTTATCATTGCATAGGGAGGTTCTCCTAATGACAGAAGCTCAGGTAGCAGAACAAATAATGAAGCTGTACCCCAAGATGAGTGAGCTCATCAAAGCACAGGATCAGTACAGCCATTTTGATTACGAGAATAAGAGCTACCTATTCGAGATCAAGTCCAGGCGAAAAGCTTATGACCCCTGGATAATAGAGCAGTTAAAGGTTGATACCAATACTGGTATAGCTGAGTCCGTGAAGAAGGACTTCGTATATGTCAATGAGTTCGAGGATGTACTTTATATTTGGAACATCTCTAAATTAATTAGACAGGATTATAACTTCGGATTCCACGAAAGAAAGATGCCTTGGCATACGGACTTCGAGAACTCCCAAACAGTCAACAAGATGACTGGGTACTTGTACAACAAGGACGCTCTAATACTTAACACAAGACCAATAAATTCTTGACAATTTTAATAAAATATTTTTCTATAATTCTATGCCAAAAATATGTATTTGTTTTTTAAAATGAATACATTGACAACTTAATATTTATTTTATGTCAGTACCTAAAGAAAACATCGAGAGGATTCAAACACAAATAGAAATGATTCGGCACGAATCCAGAACTCTATCCTACAGGATTGAGAGAATGATATCGCAACGAAAATCTCTTCAGGAAGAGAAGCGAAAGCTTAAGGACTTCCTTGAATCCAATGATGTATAATGTTTAAGTAGGTTAGGCCAAGGAGAAATCCAGCCGGGTGGTTGTTAGTAGTACCACCTTCTTTAGACCTACTTATAACCGGTTAGCCTCACCTCTTAGGGATTTAAGGGGTGGGGTTTTTCAGTCCCTGTTTTAGTTTAACTATTGTTATGATATCGTTAACATCGGCTGTCTTAATTTTGCCCAGCGAAGCCTCTTGCTGAAGCATCTTGAATCCAAGTTCGCTTGGTAACTTGTTAAAGTTCTCCACATAACTTTCAATTCTTTCAAGCCTTGGTCCTGATATTGATGATGAAATACGCATATCAGGAACTTTACCTTGCATAATCATATCCTTTAAGAACTTAGAAAAATTCTTAGGGAGAGTCTTGTATATATCTTCATCAGTCTGTTCGAGTACCCTCAAGTTATTAACGTGCTTGATTGTTTCAGCTACATTCTGGCGGTATATATTATTATACTTAGCGTAGTCCCTAGCTGAATCACTAGCATCTTTGGAACGCTTTAGAGATCCTGAGTAACCCGCACGGATTGCTCTGAAGTTATCATTGATTTCATTAAATCTAAATGTAGCTCCACCTAGATATGTAGTATTAAACTTTCTTTCTCCAGTAAGATACCTAGCACCCATTTCACCCGATGTTCTTTCGTCCCACTTTTTTATATCCCTAACAAATCCGGGGTTGAACCCTTGCTTTGCGTAGAAAGTTCCTTGATCAATAACTCTATCAAGTCTACTTACACTACTAGATATCTTACGCCCAGTATTGGGGTTATAATTCTGCAAAGTATTTATAATGTTCTTGGCATTCATAGTACCGCTTCCAAAGAACTTATCAATAAAGGATTGAAATACTGCCGAGCCAGCATCGGAGTAACTTCCAGTTCCTAGACCTGCCTCAAACATTGAGGTAAGTTCAGCGGCTGGCATCCTGTATCCCATATTGATTAGGCCAATCTTTCCTTCACCCTGGTCCTCTACTAGAAGTGCGCTACTCTCATCCCAAGATGGGGCTGATGTTTCCTTTATTGCACGAACCTTTTCATCGTCGTATCCATTTAACTTATTGAATGTAGCTATACCTGCGGTAGCCGCACCAAGTGCGCCGGACAGAGCAATTATTCTTTTTGAACCCTGAAATGTTGCGTAACCTTGGCTTACGTTTACACCGTACTCATCCTTCATTCTCCTAGCAAAAGAGCCATCCACCAAAGCCTTTGCTAATTTAGCCTGGTTAAATGTAGTCCTAGTCAACTCAAGATTAAATGATACGAACTCATTAAGAACACCTACCCTTGATAAAAAACGAAGTGAAGGAGAGATCCTATCGTAGTTCTGATAAGTTGAATTAGTTAACTCAGCAGCGAGCTTGTCCCGATCAGCTCTACTTAAAAAGTTTGGAGAACCCTCTTTGTTAATTCCGGGAATCAACTTCTTCAGTTGTTTTTCGTAGTTCTTAAATACAGTAATACGATTTGCTGTATCAATGGCACTATAAATCTTGCCTAGCTTTTTCATACTTAAATCAGTTCCTTTACCTAACTTTCCAGGTAATAGCTTGTATCCCTTGTTAAAGGCATTGCGAATATCGCTAGAAAATATTTCTTTATCAACTAGACCTAAGCTTTTGTATCTCTGAATCTCTTTTAGGCTTAATCCCTTGCCAAATATTTCATTACCTGCTACGCGTATTCCTGTTCCAACGCCACGAAAAGGATCAAGCCCTTGACCTAGCATCATAAACATATTGCCTACTAACTGAGGTGAATAAGCAGCTGGCGCTAAAGGAACTTTAACAAACTTAGTCAATCCAGTTGTTGTGCTAAGTATTTTAGTAAAAATGTTTTCAACCATCAGGTTAGTTTGCTGTGGTATTCCAGTAGCAAAAAGTTGTTTAATGGATTGGTTAACCTCATCGAGAACATATAATTTTTCTCTATCGGATTCCGCGCTTAGTCTTTTTTCAATTGGTTGATCGTTGATTCTAAGAGGTGTGTATTGTCTCTCCATCCCAACTGGAATTTCATTAGCCCTTATAGCTAGACCTGAGCGTTGAAGGTTATCGGTAACCCTTAATGCAGCTTCTTGCTGTGCAACCAATGTTCCGAGCCTAGATATTGTTCCAAATACCCTTTCACCTGGGGTAGTAAATTCCCCAAGAAATTCTTTCATAGTCTTGTCCAGAACTTTTCTTTGTTTGAAAAGTCTACTATTCTTAGCAAGAATATTCATTCCCCTGATAGCACCCTTGCCTTTATTTTCTGGTCTACGACTATTGTCAAGATTTCTAACAATCGTACTAGCTTCTTCTTCTGCGTTTTTAGAACCGTCCTTCTTCAATGCAGTAGCCAAGGAATCAATTAAATTTTTGCGAGCCTCTTGGGATGGCTCGTAGTCCATATCCTCATAGAACCTGTATTCTCTTGTTAGGTAGTTTGGCCCATCATCACTTAAATTTTTTCGTATGGTTGTAATAAGGGCATCACTTTCTTCTCCTAGATCCAGGATTCCTTTATCGCTTAATGTAAGTATCCTGCTAGAAAAATCATTAATAATATCTCTGGATTCATTGATAGTATCCTGCATAGGCGTTGCCGCATCTGGCAATACTTTGGATTCACCATTTATATATTTATCAACTTCAACCTGGTCAGCTTTATTAAGCTTTGCATAAACATCATCCAGCCTTTTTCTAGCTCGACCAGCTAAGTCCTTGGCAGTTCCTACCTCGTTTACTGCTCTGCGAACATCCTCGGACGAACGACTACCTATTACCTTTGAAGGTAAAATATATTGATTAACACTGTTAAGCATTCGGTTTACTCGACCGGCGGGGTTGCCTCCAGTAATAGCATCCACAACACTGACAGCATCGACATCACCTTTTTTGTAAAGAGCATCAATTTGATCTGTACTCTTGTTTAACAACTTGCTGTATGATTTGTTAAGGGCTGTACCTACTGCGCCTAGACCAATACCTAGACCAGCACCTGTTCCTGCCGCTACAATTAGTTCATCGAGCGTAAGCATTTCGCCTTCCTCGATTCCTTTTTCTATAGCCATTGCTGCGGTAGAAATACCAGCACCCTGTGTACCTCTAGTAAGTGCAGCTTTTGCAACTCTAGGCAAGAACTTAGCCCCCTTGCTTACTTTACCTGCTCCAAATGGAAGCACATTAAGGAGCGTATCAGCGGTTACTCGACCCCAAGATATATCTTCCCTTCCCTCTTGGCGTTGAGCCGCTATAGAGCCAGTAATACCTCCGCCTATAGCACCAGTAAGATAACCTATAGCTGCACCAGGTACAGCACCTATTCCACCGAATGCAGAACCAGCCGCAGCACCAGCTGTAGCACCAGCGTATTTACCGCCCTCTCCTAATACAATCTCAGTAAGAAGTCCTTTGCCTATTTGACCAAGGCTAGGGTCTTCTTCTAAGTATCTAATAGAGGGTTCACTTGGCTCATCATCCAGATACCGAATGCTTGATTCCTTTACCTCTTCGTCCAGGTATCGTATAGCCATTATTCTATAACTGCTCTTCTTCCACCAATAAGAACTTCACCCTTTACGCCAGAAGCCTTGGCCTCTGCTTCGGTATCAAAACTTCTTATATCACTTGCATCAGTCCCCTCAGCTGAAGTTACGCCCATAGCTTCATTTTGAAGTTCCGAAATTCTATTTGATACATCTGTCTCGTTTTGCTTAGGTTGCTTTAGACCTATGTAAAGATTTTTTGCATTACTAACAGCGATGTCGTATTGATCTTGAGTTAAACGACCTGATGTTAAATCAGCCTGCAAGTTTTCTATAGTTGATTCAAGACCAGTCTTGTTTGGTTTGTCCTTAGCGATTCGTTGGAAGTAACCGGGCGAAAGCTCCATAGCTCTTTCTCCACCGACATCAATAACACGTGGTGAAAATCCTCCCTTTCTTTCCGTCGCAGCTATGTTCGCATCCCTACCACGAATACGACTCTCAATCTCGCGCTTCTCTAAATCAGTTAGTTCTTTCTCTGGCTTGAATTGACCTAAACCCAACCTTGATTGTATCTCCAAGGCTCTCATTCTTTGTCCTTCGGACGCATTACGGTCCATCCCTTGAGCCAAATCTCTAGCGTCTGCTTGGCTTAGTCCACCACCCCTGCGTTCTCTGTCACTTATGGGCTGATTGAAATCGGGTCTAGAATTGATCCTGAATTCACGCGCCTCACCTTCCCCTTGGAAAAATGGGTTCTTACCCTGAGAGTTTATAATATTGGGCCGTTCTCTGGTAAATCCTGGGTCAATATTTTGAGGCGGTTGCCTAGTAAATCCTTCATCCGGGTCACGAAGAGATGGTTGTTGGATAAACCCTGGGTCACCTTGGAATGGGTTTCTGTCTCCTGGTCTAGTTCCGGGCATAGGAACAGGGTTGCCTTCTGATATTGGCAAACCAACAACTTTACCTCTGCCATCTACCTGAGGTGCAAAATTATTTACGGCAGCAGGAGCAGGGATTGCTACATTACCTGATGTACGTCTAGCATCTTGCTCCTGTATTTGGCTAATAGTTGGTGCACCGAATCTACGCATTAATTCATCTCGTGTTCTTTGTACTCCAGCGTCATTAGGAAATGTGTCCGAACGCGGTGCTGTTGCTTGTGAACCTAAGAAAGCATCACGACTGTATCCAGTCTCTGGGTCAAATGTAGTACCTATGCTTTGCGCAAACTGATTGGCTGCATTTATTTCCTCCTGAGTCAAAGCTTCTCCGCTACGAATACGATTAAGGAAGTTAGCTTGAGGGCTATTTGCTTGTACACCCTCTGGGAGGGATGGAATGCTTTCAACTGCATTGTTACCGGCATTAATTAAGCGTTGACCTGCCTCTGATGCGCTAGATGCTGGAGCTTGCCCAAAGAAGGATTGTGCTGCTGGTGGTAATGTTGGGGCAACTTCTGGTCCAGCCATTACTCCTTGATTAGCCACTGCTTCCTTCAACATTCTTTGTTGAGGGCTTTCTAAACCTAGACTCTCTAGGGTTATCGGTTGAATATCCACTGCATCTTCACTAGGTGTTGCATCAGCAGAAGGAGGCGTAAATGTTGGTGGCAAACCCATTGAACCTCCTAGTCCAGACACCTCGCGACCACCACTAAAAAAGTCTCCAATAGATTGAACAATATCATTTATAGTGCTACCAGAAGACTGTCCTTCGGAAGGAGTAGGACCTGTAGATTCTGCACTACTTGGCTTAAGAAGTTGTAAAAATTCTGCGTTAGGTGCATCAGGAAAAGGTAAGGGTTCACCTTGTTCAGCGGCTCTTTGGTTTGCTCCAGAAAGCGTTGCATCAGCCGTTTCATTTGGATTAAGAAATAAACTAGGAACACCAATTATTCCTTGAGTTGCTCCCTTTACTATATTGCTGGCAAGACTTGAACCAATTCTGTTAGAATTTAAATCAAATCCTTTTCCCCTAGAAAGTTCTCCAGTTGTACCACTATAAGAACCCATTCCAGCGGTCCTAGATGCTGCCCTACTGGCTTGTTCTAGCGAAGGCTGAGTAGGCAACCTAGTACCTCCACTTGGGCCAGTTGCTGGACTAAGAGAAGGAGAGGCTGCTTGATTCATCGAACCAGTAAGAAACGGATTTGTTCTTATGCCAGCCAAAGCCCCGGTAAGACCAAGAACTTCCTGCGCATTGCCGCCAAGTCTATTATCCTCTACATTAAGTATAGGCTGTTCTTCCATCATTGGGTTCTGTCCTATAAGGGTGTTTTGTAGTTCTTCTTCTTCGTCCATAGTAAGTATTATATCATAAAGGGTTAACTGTAAGTGTAAAGCTCGACAGATGACAGTGAAACAGAACTGGCAGTTCCTTGTTGCCTTGTCATTTGCACAAATGGGAGGCCCGCAAGTGTTACCGTTGAATACGAAATTGTTCCGAATAAGGTGCTAGTTCCACTGTCATCTGTCTTGTGAAAAGACGCAATCCCTAACTCCGATACCCCAACAAAAGACTGTGCTTGTAAAAATACCATAGAGTGAACCGAGCTAATAAAATCCGAAGAACCGAGTCCGTATCCAATAAAATTATTTTCGTCCTCCGTATCCCCATTATACATTTTAACAGCAACAGACGTTGAAACTTTAATACTAGTTCTACCTGTAAATTCAGAATTAGAAATAGCAAATTTACAAGATCGATCAATGGGCTTACTTGCTAAGTTTGGAATAGGGCATTCCTCTTCATAGTCGGTTGATATAGCAGAGCCTGACAATGAATAAATATTCCACCATATGTTCATTGCTTGGTCAAGAGTTAAAGGTTCTACAAAAGCGAAATCAGACACATCTTTTTTTTCTAAGCAATACGGAAACCCGTTCCTTTTTCCCTTTGCTTGAAATGTATTAGCGGTAGGCATTATATTTTGTAGTATTCAACGATTGGTTGACCGTCTTTACAAATCAATCCCTCCTTATATACACCTAGTTGATTTAACATTTTTCTATCACGGACTATAGGTATTCTGGCGATAGTTTGTGCGCTATCACCACTTGCTCCAGTTCCCACATTAAGTTCTGTGTTAGTATCAAATGCAATAGTTCCGCTTGAATCGTAAGCAAGACTAGATATAGGAATACTAACGCTCCAGTCAGTTTGAGAAGCAATGTTAAAACTAGCAAATATTTCACTTCTAGATATAGTTAAGGTAGAGCCACTCTGTAAGAAAATATAAATATTATTAACTCTATTTCCTACTCCACCACCAAGACCTTGTGCGCTTTCCATTGCATCATCAGATAAACCCGTTGGAGAAGTCTGAAGAGATGTAGCGTTGGCATATATATCTGCTAACGCAGATTCAGGTTGTTGCTGAATAAGGGTTGCTGCTCTGTATGAAGATGTTGCATCCATACTATGCGAAAGTTACATTAGTCTTCAAGTAAGTCTGAGTTCCATCAATCTTCTTCAAAAAAGGAACGGTTTGTGACCGATATATACCCGTTGTTGTATAGGAAGTATCACCCGTCATAACAGAAGTAGATGTATTTGAATAAACACCAGTAACACTTGCAGTAGCGGTGTTAGAATCATCACTTGTTCCAGAGCGCAAATAATTATTAAATGTTCTAAATGATGCGGATACGTTTGCGGCAGCCTCTGCTGTATCTAGTTGAAAGTTAGACATTGTGACACTAGCCCAAGTAACTCCATTATTTTGATAAGCTACCTCAGTATCTGAACTATTTGATGTTGATAACGACACATCAACCGTTCCTATTCTTCTTCTTGATTGAGGAATAGAATTAGCCTTTGGAGTTCTAACAGCTGCTCCCTTGTTACTTGCTTGGGCAAAAAATCCCTGTGTAGTCATAACACCTGGTTCGGTTACCGTAAAGTATTCTGTGTATTGACTTACGCCAAAGGTTGCTGCCGTGTTCGATGTATCAATAACAAGTTGAGAGAATGTAGGAACACCGTCTGAACCAATGCTTACATCTGGCTCAAAAAATATTGAGTTAGCGTTTAGATCAGTTGTAGTGCCTGGCTTGTGTATAGGGTTGGTAGCGTGAATAGCATTCGGTGCTATGCCACGACTTGTAACAATATAAGAATTAACCAAGGTCATCGGAGTTCCGGAGCTTGGTTTAATTGTTAGGATTTGTCCTATACCGCTAAAGCGGTCTGCTCTTTGTGATAATGACATTACTAGCACTTCCAACGCTTCAAGGCTAGTGCCTTACGTGTTGGTCTTCCTTTCTTGTCCTTCATTGGACCTTTGACTCCTGCCATTCTAGCACAGAATGATTTCTTTCTGGCTAGCTTCTTACCCTTGGGGTTGGACTCCGTAACAGGGGGCTTGAGGTTAGCTCCAGTCTTGCGCTTAAAGTAAGCACGGCCAGCAGCAGTCAGTCCTCCCTTTTTACTTTTGTGTTCCTTCCTCATTAGCTTCTTACCTTTGCTCTGGGTGTGTTGGCTACAACTGTCTTTCCTCTGGCTCCTGCTGCTTTCTTCTTTCTAGCAGTGCTCGCTCTCTCCGCTTTCGTAAGACTGAGA